TTGTTTTACTCTACTTATAATAGCGTTTTTAAGTGTAGTTCCAAACTCTTTAAGAGAACCAACAGGGTCAACAAATAGCTCTCTAAAAAACCCTGTAACCGTTGAGAAATTATCTGATACAAAATTGATAAAGTCATTAAAGGCTAATGATAGTGTTTCGAAAGTAGTAGCAAAGAAATCTACTGCTTTTTGATTCTCACCGATTGTTTCCTTAAAGAAATTAAAGGCTTCTAAGAGTAGTCCGATTCCAATAGCCTTAATAGCTGTTCCAATTCCTCTAAGTCCTTTAGCGGTAGCCTTAGAAGCATCCTCAACACCTTTTAAGCTATCTTCTGTTTTCTTATTAGCAGATACTACTTCGTCATTGAGCTTCTCTATCTCTTTTCTTAATTCTTCTATTTCACCTATCGCCTTATCAGCTTTAGCTTCTAATTCTATTACCTTTTTTGTTTCCATTCTTTCCTAATCTCTTTCAATGCGTCTTTGTATGTTTCAGGTAGATAGTATTTACCTTGTGCTATTTTTATATTCTCAGATTCACCTCTTGCTTCCTCTAAGAGTTCTAATAAGTTTTTTATCATACTACATTAAGTAATTCTAATTCGCTCTCTCCTGTTTGTAGGTTCGTTTGAATTGAGTTGATTATATATTGTCTATCTGCGATCTTTAAAGTATCTGCTAATGAATAACTAATTAAGAATCCTACAGGTAAATACGCTTTTACTTTTGTTAATCGCCTCTTAGTGTTAAATACATCTGAGATATAATCTTGATAAAAATTAGCAAATAAAGAACCTGTAAGAGTTGTAGTTGGTAAGAACTCGTTTAACTCTACTGAGAAATGATTACTATCAGAAGATGTACCTGTAACTGAATTCAATGGCACACAATAAGTAGAAACTGTTTCATGAGTAGAATCATCAGGTAAATAAGAAATAGTTGTACCTGAATATCTTTGCCAATAAAATATCAATGGCTCACCAAAATACGCTTTATCTCCATCTATAAAATTACCTACTTGTAAATTGCTTAAAGCAGTACCATCATCAGTAAGTTTTTCAAATTGCATATGCTCAAAGGGTGCTTGTACTGTGTACACCTCTCCACTTAAACTATTGTCGATCTTATATTCAGTAGTACCCCATCCTATACCTTGTTCTTGTTCGTATAATTGTGCTACTTCTGTTTTCCTACCTTTATATTCAAATTTAATCTCTTTATAAGGTAAAGCTACATCTACTGTACTTTGAGATGTATCCACATATTCAGTAATATCTCTTGTTGTTCCTGAAGCATAGAAGTCATCTAAGGTTTGTACTTTAATCTTACCATCAGTTGTTACATAAGCGGTTAAATTAAATAACTTAAACAATCCTGATAAGAAGTCTATTACTTTCATTTCAGGTATTTGCTCCGATGCTCTAAATTTATAATCTGATGCTAAGGTTTGAGTACCACCTCTTGTAAATGCAGTAGGTCCTTCTCCTAAGAAAGAATCCGTTAAAGTCCATTGACAATCAAAAGCCTCTGTTGCAGTTCCCTCAATGAATATCTCATAACCTGTACTTGAATTTGTTAAAGTACCTGTCATTGTTAAAGGAGTAGAACTTGAACTATCTACCGCATAAACAACACCATCCTTTTTGATAGTAACCGTGAAAGGATTACTTCCTGATGTTCTTCTAACCTCTAAAGAATAGTCAATAGTCTGATTTCCTGTAAGATTAAAAATCTTTACTTTATCATCTACTAAAGATGCTCTTGTGAATGTTGAGGTATCATCAGCAAAACCTGTATATAGTTCTTCTATGATATTACCCTCCGCATCATCAAATACAAAGCCTTTCCTTCTATGTAACCACATATACATTTTATAGTATTGGTCATTACTTGAAGTATCTACTATAAAAGAGTCGCTTGTAAATTCTATACCATCATAACTCTCCTCGATTGCTTTTACTATTAAGTATAATCTTATTCCGTATTTGAGTTCTTGCCAATAAAGCCCGTGTTGATGAGATACTCCTCCTCCTGAGTGGTCAAATAAGTTACCTCCATTAGGATTAGTAGTGCCATCACTATTAAAGTATTGTGTTCCCCCTCCTGATAATGTTCTGTAGAATAATCTTGTCTTAGCTGCAATTAAAGGCATTACATAAGCATCCGAATATACAACACTATCAAGAGTATTTGTTAAATCAACTCCATTAGCTTGTAAATCAGCTTTTACAGTTGTTGCATTATAAGTCCTCTCAAATCCATCAAGCCAAGTTAAAGCACTTAGTTTGTCGTCTCCTAATATATCTTTAAGATCAACTGTATTCCCAAAAAAGGTAATTCGATAAGAATGAGGTTTGTTGTCTTTGAGATCAACTCCCTCTAATTTTATTTTACCTTCTTGAAATGGTAATGCGTTTAGCTCAATAGTTGCAGCTACCTTTTTTCTTCCATCAAAACCTTCTTCAATATCAAAGTTATAGTAGTGCTTGAATATCTTATTATTGGTCTTAGAAGCAGGAATACTAAAAGACTTTGAGAATGGAGTAAATATCTTAGCAATATCTCTTACATTCTGAATAGTCTGAGTAAGTGAGATATTCTCATCTTTAAATAATTCAACTCTTTGATTATCTATGTATAGTTGTACTTGTTGCATTAGCGTATCTTATCTTACATTTTGAATCTTATCAAATGCAAATTCAAATTCAATATCATAAGAGACTAACTTATCATTAAGTGAAGTCTTAAAGGTTACATTACTTGTTCTTGGAATCACAGGATAGATATTAGAACTATCATCTGTAGTTCTTGTGAGCCAAACCTGCTCTGACATCATAAGTTGCTTAATCACCTCATTATAATCCTCACTCACATATCCTGTACTTAGTGCAATTCGCTCTTTAGCTTGTTTATTGTATTGTTGATACTGATGAGCAGTCGTTGAATAGCTTCGTGTCTGCATATTGATTAAGTTGGACTTGTAAGTCTCTTCTGTAGATGACATACTCTCTACTTCTTTAGCAAAGAAATATACATCTTGTAATGCACCGTTCTTATTTACAAAGGTTACTTTTCTATCAGGATATTTATCACATGGCATTGTTTTGACCACTACCTTATCATAAGTTCCATCTCTGTAAACTCTGATCTCATCAACTAAGTTTATATCCACATAGTTATCTATATCCCAAAGAAGTGGATTGTCTTCGTAAGTACCACCATCTGATAATACTCTTTGTTTATAATTGTCTGCACTAATATCTCCACTTACTGAAGCGTATTTAATCATATCACTTGCTGTAGTAGAAGCAGCTAAAGTTTCTGTTCTTACTGCCACTCCGTTGCTTACCATAACTACCTCAGTAGTATCAGTCTCATCAGCTAATACAGGGATTCTGATATTCTCATCTTGTGGTCTCCATATTACTTCATTATCTATAAGTAGCCTTTCATTAGAATCAGGGAAAGTCCCTTCTTCAAAATATCCATAGCCATCTAAGAATAAAATTGTACCCGTACTACTTGTAATAAAACCATCTGAAGAGTCGTATATACTATAACTTAATACTGTCCAAAGAGCATCATTAGAGTAACTACCATCAAAAGTGATGTCAATATAGTCCCTAATTAATTCAGCTACTTCAAAGGTTGCATATCTATCTCCTGATGATGGCACAACTACATCCTTTCTTAATGTATATTGTGCTGATGGAGGTGATGCCTTAGCTCCATTCCATATCTTCAGCGTAACTATAGCATAAGCAGCCGAAGATGATGACGATGATGCCTGATAATAATATGGGCTTCTTAATAATTTTGCCATTATGTTGTCATTTCAAATAATTCATCTATATCTAATCCAAAAGCCTCTACGACTTCTGTTGGTAAATTATCAAAGGCTTTCTCGAAAGGTTTAGTAAAGAATAAACTTGCTTTGATTCCTTTCTCATAAATGCTCTTTGCTATTACATATTTTAAACTTTGTCTGTCAATAAATCTTCCCTTCTCGTCTCTTGGTGCTATCCCTTTTATTACTGTCCATTTATCCAATGCACTTGTGGGGATTGTTTTAAATCTTCCCGAGAACTTAAACCTACTATTTCTTGTTTCTAAGTAACTACTCTTACTTCCGTGTACCCCTTCATCTATAAAAGAACCATAGTCAGCCATAAAGAACTCTAAGCTGAACGAATTAGGATTGACTTGTAAGTTGTATCCTAAACTATCATAGAGTGTTCCTGAAGCGTTCTTTTTCTGCTTAGTAAGATTCGTTCTTGATTGTTGAATAACATACTTAGCAAACTTGTTTAGTGCCTCTTGCGTATTAGCATACATTGACATCGTTCTCTATAATTATGTCCATCGTAGCTGTCCATCCTGCTATCTGATTCTCAAAACGATCTCTAAATGGTTCTATACTTACATCTCCTTGTACTTGATATTTGTCAGAGTATAGTGAGCCGATTCTTAGTTTCTGAATTACTTTATTGAGTACAGTAAGTTGAGTGTTTAGTACATCTTGCTCATTGTCGTTACCTACAAAAATATCCGTTACCTCATCTTTACTCACATCTACAATATCCATAGCAAGTATAGATAGATTGAATGTCATTATATTCTCACCGCTTGTTGCAGAGTTTACTATAATGTGTGATAGTGGGAAGATGGTTTGCTTACTAAGGTCTATCTGTGTGATATCACCATAAGTTACCGTGTTACAATTTGTATCGGCTTGTAGTGTGTCTTTAATCGTATCTAAGACTCTGTAAAAGCCATTCATTACACTCATACTCCTAAATCTTTGATTTATAATTTACCTTTTATCTGTTTTGCTTCTAATTCGTTTTTCTCTTTCATAAATGTTAGCATCATTAGACACTCGTGTACCTTTAGTTCAGAGATATGTTCAAATCGTCTAATATCCCCTTGAGCAAGTGCGTATATTGATTGATACCATCCCCACTTTTTTCCGAACTGAGGTATTGCACCAAACGATTCTCCTTGTCCTCCTCCAAATAGTTCGTCATAGCTCTCGATAAGTCTATCCCTAAACGATAAAAAAAAAGCACAGAACTAATAGCTGCATCAAGTGGCATATTCTTATACACCTCAGCATCTACTACTTGATAAGGCATGATATTATAACGATCTCCTCTTTTGTCTTTAATTGGTCGGTATAGTACCGCCATCGCTCTGTGAATGTTTTGCCAATCACCTATGTAAGTATCTAAATCAACATACTCACCAAAAGACATATCATCAAGATTAGGAATAAAACCATACTCTACATCTCCCATCTTAAATCTTTGTACAAGTTGAGGTTTCTCATTTAGAATCGTGCTTAGTAACTCTACTACACCATCTACATCCTTAAACCTCATCTGATACGCTTCAGAGAGTTTTACGCCACAGAATACCTCTAACATCTTTAACGCTAAGAAGTCCTCTGTAACCTCTCCTGAGTATAGCTTAACAAACTTCTGATACTGACCTAAAGTGATCTCACTTAGTGAATCAGGTACTTTGATTTCTAATTTCATAATTACTTACTTATCTATATAACGAATGAAACGGAATGTTTTAGAAATAAAAAAAGACAGCCTTACGGGACTGCCTCTTTAAACTAACTAATAACTCTTATGAGATACTAATATAGTAAAAATTATCTAACTGCATAACTTCCGTAGTTAGGATTCTTTAATTGATAGCTGATTGCGTATCGTGCTGCATCTATTAAGTGGTTATGGTCATCTATTGGTGTATTGCTCTTTCTTTCAAGCCAACTGTAATTATTCAGCTCTTTGATGAGGTTGGTACTATTAGGGTCGATAATCAGATCATAGTCTTGCATTAGACTTATCCCATAGGTTACACTACCTTGTCCTTTTACTGATTCTCTAATGTTGCTCTCTCTTCTTAGTTCTGTAATCAATCTTGGTTCTGCACTATCACCTATGATTAAAGCATCACCCGCATATTGCCTATTTAAACGGCTTATCTCGGAGGTTGTAAGTCTTGGTAAGTAGAAACACTCTTTAAGGTATATTCGTTTGTTAGACTTATCTATATTCGTTTCTATGAGTGTTGTAGGGTCGTTACTAAATCCGTAATCTTGACCGAATACAGAAGTGCCTACTTTATTGAACTCTCCTATCTCCCAATTCGTAAAGATTACTCCCTCAGCTTTGTCTAACCATCCTCCTAAGATTTGATGCTTATACTTCTCAGGTCTGCGTAACCTCATCTGCTCTATCTGAGCTATGAAAGAATCGTTGAGGTGTTTATAGTTGTCTAAGTAGGTAGAGTGTATGTAGGTAGTGTCTCCTTTCGTTATGTTGCTCCCTTCTTGTACTCCTCTGTCCTCAAAGAAACGCTTATAAATAAAATGTTCCTTAGTAGTAGGGTTTAAGATTAGAATGACTCTGTTTTGATTCTTGTTAGATCGGATTGAGAAGTCTATTGTGTCAAACTTCTTTTCATCTGTTAGTTCCTCTGCTTCTTCTAATACCCAAGTAGTAACTCCCTGTATAGATTTTAGTGATGCAGTCTGATCTCCTGAACTTGTTTTAATTCCTTTGAATATAATCTTACTTCCTGTAACTCTATTTATAATCTCATCCTTTGTAATGTGAAAGTGAGGGATAAGGTCTAATAGTTCTATCTTCTCTAAGAACTCAGGAATAATTGAGATAGAAGCTGAGGTAAGAGTGTACCTTGTAAATAAGATAGTGTGATCTTTCTCGAATGTTAGTAAGAGAATTAAAATAGAGATATTAAAGGACTTACCTGATGCCCTGCCACCGCTAACTATAAAGTAGCGACTCTCAGAGTCCCTTAACACCTCGTACTTCTGTTGAATGGTAATCACCTACTCGAACCTCAACAAGTCTTTAAAGTTAATGTTGAATCCATCTGAAGATAATGTTACACTTTCTTTTGGCTTACCGTGTCTATAATTCATATAGAGTTGTATCGCTCTAATGTTACCTTCTTTGATTAGTCCGTGTAGTGTATCGAATACCTCTTCTTGATTTATGTGCTTATCAAGAGATTCTATTAGTTTTATCTCATCGGACTTCGGCTTCCTTCCTGCTGTCTTATGACCTCCGTTGTTTTTCCTTCCATCCATAATTAAAAAAGATTATTAATAATTGTATCTATATAACGATTGAGAATCAGTTTTTTGCTCTGATCTTGTAAGATAAGATTAGTGCTATCTCAACTGTCATTACTATTATAGCTCCGAACATTACTTCTCTTATTATAGCTAATTGTTCTAATTCACATCTTAGTTGGAGTATCTCTGTCATATCATTACTCTTCTAAGTCCGTATCTTAGATAGTTAATGCTCATTGTGCCTATGTTTACTTTATAGGCTGCTGCTGCATCTCTGATTGTTCTATAAGTAATATCTCGCTTAGGGTCGTATAAGGCTTTCTTATTAGCACCTAATTCTTTGTACACTTCTTTATAGTTGCCATTGAGAACTGCTGCGTACATTATCTCTGCATATTCTCTGTGGTATTTATTCTTGGTAGTTTCCATCCAAGTCTTATAGTGTTGTAATAAGGTTTGTTCTCTTTGGTTGGTATTTCGCATCTTACTCCTTTATTAGTCTATGAGTTCTTCTATTAAACGCTTTGCTTCATCTAATCTGTTATCAGGAATACTATCTATTCGCATTTTAAGGCTTCTTAGCTTCACTTCTTGGTGATTGCCGAACTTGACATACATCTTCTGATCTAAGTCCTTTAGAAAGCGTGAGAAAGGCAAGTAAGAATCCTTATAGTTTCTGTTAGCATATAAGATAGTAGCGTGATGTGTGCTAAATCCGTTCTGTTTGTATATCTCTACTATCTCGCTTAGTTTATAGCCGAAGTAGTTTCTTAGGAAGTAGCTGAATAAGGCTCGTGCTTCTGTGTATTCTCTTTTTCGTGTGTTTCTGAATAAATCTAATCTTGCTTCCTTCTCGATCTCTCTAATCAATCTTTTTACTCTCTTGTTCATGTGATTCTGTTTTATAAAATTCCTTCTAAGTAGTATTGGTCTAAGTCAGCAGCTTGTAAGAAGTAAGTATCGTAAACCTCTAAAGCTTTCTCTATCTTCTGCTCTCCTGAAAAATAAAATTCCTCAGAACAATGATATATTGCGATATCTAAACTCTTCTTACAAATTGCTAAGAAAACAAAGTCCTTGTAATCCACGCCAAATAAATTAGAGTACAGGTAGCATTGTACATCGTATGAGTACTTCTTAGCTGAGTAAGGAAATGCTTTAATATCTGTAGTGGTCTTTAAATCTACGATTCGATTCTTACCAAGTACATCCGCTTTACCTCTAAATGGGAATCCCATTACATCACCGATCACAGGCACTTCAAACTCACAATCTGTAATGAGTTCTACT